ATAACGATATCCGTACTCTACACAAAACTCTAGATATTTTTCTAGGTCGTTAAAGATTTGACGAACACGATTGTTGGAGTTAAATTGTTGTTGCTTTGCCATTATAATTTCCTTTAAATGGATAGTTGTTGATAAGGTTTTGTTAAATTGTAATAAATTGTAGCACCGTTCTCACCGTCTTCTGAAACAGTAATCTCGATATTACGGTCGGGATATCTACTAGCAATGACTTCATAGAGGTCATCACTAATCATTTCACAACTTTTGTAATTCAACTCTAAGATGCCTTGAGAGTATTGATTCTCAAGCCAACGTTTAAATTGAATAAACTCAATATCCCTGTCGTTGTGAAATACTTCAATCGCCACATTAAAGTGAAAGATGTGACGATGTGGAGTTCCTAAAAAGCTAACATCATACTCATCACCTGTTGCAAGTGCTGGGTCTGTTGCCGCCGCTGGATAGCAATGAATGCCTTCCTTTTGAAAAGTTACAAAAATCATACGCTTTGCTTCCTGTGCAATACGTTGACGTTTTTCAAATAATGCTAGTTGTACTTGGCTATCCATTTTAATAATCCCTATCTAAGTCTATTGATTCATGGTCATGTTCCCATTGAAGTTTACGCACACGTGATAATTCTTTCTGATATTTGACTTTTTCATCAACTAAAGATGTATCACCTTTCTCCATACGTTCTTCAATCAAACGTAAACTATCTTCTAAAAATGCAATTCGTTGTGAATACATATCAATCTCCTAAAACTTCTAACATAATATCATCACTATCTTCAATAGTTTCTTCAACCTCAGATTGATTTTTAACTTCAAATAACTGGTCAAACATAGTCATAGCATTAACTGTTTTTTTACCACTAATACCTTGACTGCCACTTTGAAATTGTTTCCAATAGTTACTATGATAGTCAATCAAATCTAATGACTCCTGTTTAGTTTTCTTTGAAAAAATCTCATCAACCAAATCTGTAAAGAACCTATCACCTTCAAATTTATGTACAATCATTTTGGGAACAACGCCTTGTTCATATCTACGATTAGCCTCTTGTACTGCACTAATGTGCTGGTATACGTTATGACTTTGCAATAGAGTGTAACTTAATGTGTCCCAACTTGTCTTAGTTTCTTTGCCGTGCTGACCAATAAAACCTTGACCACGATAACATAAATCTTTCATAAGCATTATATCAGTTACAGGACTATCTGTAAACAACTTATGGATACCGTCTTGCAAAACACCATCTCTAAACTTGCGTGTGTCATTTGCATAACTTTTTTTCTCAGCGGTCTTTTCCATACTGTATGACCATTTTTTGTCATGTTCAATACTGTTATTGAAATATGCAAGACCTTTAGCCGCACTAAAGAATGGGCTTGCACAGTCAAATGTAATTTGAAGTTTTGGGTTATGATACTTACGTACAGCTTTTTGAATATCAGTAAACAATACTGCATACTCTAAAATACTTGTACCCAAACAATGAATCAAGTCATGCTTACCTTCTTGCAGTAAACCATCGTGAATAATACCAACCAACCTCTTTAGCATCAAGTGAATGTCAATCTTGTTTTGTCCACCAAATGCCCAACCATTGAAATGATTGTCTGGATAGATATTTGGGTCACAATACTTTTTCATTTCCTCATACCAATCGTTACTTTGAGTATGATTGCGACCTTGCAATACATTTAAAAATTTGCAGTTGCCGTTACGATTATTAATAAAATACTCATTATTAATATGTGTAGCGGCTATAGCCTCTTCAATAGTACTGATACCGTGGGCACTAGTTCCTGTTTTTGGGTCTTTGATGTGAAATGTAGTTAATGATTGTGAAGGAATATCTAAACACATACCATAGTCCATGTATGTGTCCATCCAGTTCAATACAGCCTTGCGCTTTTTCATGGCACGAGGACAGTTGGGATCCTTCCAGTCAGCAGGCCATTGACACTTAAGAATCTGAAACCCACCACTATCACCTAACATGAAAGTACCTTGTTCACGTTTGCGAATGATACTTTCGTTATGGTCATCAACTGTTGTATCTAAATTAGCATGACCAGCAGAGTATAGTCCCCACTTATAATAGTATAGACCTTCTTTGCTATTAAGAAAGTTTAGTTTTTCAACATCACCATTAAATCCCGCGGGGATACGTGACTGTTCAAAATAATTTTCACCCTCACGTTGCTTACCTAAGCCAGCAATATAAAAACTACTGACTGCAGGTAAGAACAATGCCCAATCGTTACTGTGTGCCGCCGATAAATTAATTTGTTCCAATTTTTTCTTCTTCTTTAATTAAGATTTTAACCATGTCAATTTTATTTTTATAGTTAGCTATATCATTATTCATTTGACTAACGATATCTTTGATAGTAGGATGCTTTTCACATAAACTTGCTAGTTCATTTTCTTCTTGCATCTTTTTCTCAGCCCACTTAAGTATAGTAATAGCATTTGCTGATAGATTAACTTGGGCACTACCCCCACCAACAGTCATCCAACTACTACCATCAAAGACTTTCATACTTTGACTAGGACCATCAAATGCCATCATGCCAGTAATGGGATTAGTAGTATTGATATAAGGAGTCGCCCCCTTATTACTAGTCACTTGCATGAACTCGCCACCGTATACGTAGTCAATCATTTTGTATTTGCTGGAAGTAAATAAGTATAAACTGCAAGACCACTGTCAACTACAATCTCAGTTACACCTGCATCACTAATGCGTACAGTTTTGTCGCCAACTAAATCTAAGATACTAATAAATTGTTTTACGGGCCATAACCATGGTTTACTTAGCGTACCTGTGACACCTGGATGAAACACAAAGTTACCACTATGTGTGCTTGGATCACCAAAGTAAATCTTTAAGTCACCGTTTTCAGTTTTAGCAAGAAAGTTTTCTTCTTCAGTATTAGCCTGTTGTTGTTTTTTCAAACGCAAGATATTTGTAACCATTGGTTGAAACTCTACGTTCCATGTAGTACCTTTAAAAGCTACATCTTTAACCTTCTCTAATACTACACTTTTAAGCATTAAACGATAGTCATTTACAAAGTCACCTGTATTTGTTTCAAAGTGAATTGTACTAGGAATGTCTTCGTTGTTTTTGTTGGTGCGAGTAACATTAATAATACTTGTATTATCATATTCCTCAAAACCAATAATAGTTTTTAACTTACCTAAGTTAGGCATACCAAACACACCAATAAAGTCAGCAATAGGACCCTTAAACGTACCACTGATGATAACGTTTTTGTTCTCAGTCATTGCATTGATTTTAGTTTCAGTATCAGTACCTGTAACTTTAATAAGTTCAATGTCACCTAGACCATATGTATGGTCAATTAAATCTTTTAAATAATCTTTCATGTTTTTCCTTTAAGTATACTACTTTATTTAGGTAGTTATTATGTGTATTATGATGGAATATATTACACAAGTCAAGTATCAATTTAACCAAACGTAAATAAATCATCAAATGTTGATTTTGTGTTTGTACTGGAACGCAAGTCCCAATCTAACACGCCTAACAAATTATCAATCTTTTCATCGACCAATGTTTTTTCCATTTCATCATCATCAAATGGTAATTCTGTGAACCATGCAGGAAGTCTTAACTCATCTGTTGGATAAGCAATACTCGTAAAGCCAAGTGCGTTGGGTTTAAGTTTACAAACAATAACCTTCATACCATCAACAATTTTTTGACTATACTGGTCACTATTGACTCTACGTAAATAATTATAGTTCAGTGCCGCACGAACATGACCGGGCATGTTTTCACGACCTTTTTTACTATTGGCTTCCTTTTCACCATACATGGTTAGTTTGTTGACTGATTTAGGACTACCTTTCGTCCATGCTGGACGCATAGATAATTCACGTTTAAACTTCTTAACAAGTTCAATAACTTCGTCACGACCTTTACCTTGTTGTATAACCATAGCCAGTACGTCCATTAAGAATTCCTGAACATATTTAGGCGTATCAGCACGTTTCAAGTCAAGACCCATAGCTTTGATATCGCCTTGCTTACCGTCTTTGTCTTTACGCTTACCCTCTTTATCAAAGATATTGATAGCATAACGTTTTTTTGTAATAAAGATGCTACGATCACCGATCAACTCACGACCAGCTTTGATAATTTCACCATTCTTACGTGGTGCATGAAATGCACGTTCCATAAATGCAGGAAAACTAGCATTAGCCTCGTCAGCAATACTATCATATAAACCAATACAGGTTTCTTTATCCCAAGTTAATTCACCACTTGCTATTTGTTCTTTAAGCGATGGAAACGCAGTAAAATAACAGCTATCAGTATCACCGTAAACAATTGCTTCTCCTTCATGTGTGTATTCGCCAGTCACAGTTTGATTGATTTGGCTCATCATGTGACGAACGATTTGGCGACCACTTAATGTAACACTTTGTCCTATGCGTTTATCATAGAAACGGCAATGTTCATTCAATAGTGCGCCATATGCAGAGTTAAGCAAAATCTTACGAACCAGTTGTCTTTTGTCCCAGTATTCTCTATCGTCACTGGTCGTTGCCTCTTTGAGTTTTTTCTGCATTGCTTTTCTATCACTATACCAGCGTGTTAATAAGCCAGGTACAATACCCTCTTTTTCATTGGTAAAAATTGTACCGTTCGCACTCAACATCCATGGTCTATGACTGTCAAAAATCATTTTCCATATCTCAGCCGCACTATATTCTTCGCTACGACCATCTTCATAGTCAATAATCAATGTAGTGCCACGTTCTTGGTTCATAATAGCAGTATATTCTAAACAGCCAAATAAACCTTCCCACAAGATAGCACCACCCACCTCATCATCACCGTCTTTATATCTTTTCTTTTCTTGGGCTAATCGTAAACCCTTTTCTTTCATGTATTGGGCTGTAAGAGTTTGCCTAACTTGACCGACGATTGTTTCTCCTGCCATGTTGAGGGCCCTAATAACCGAGGGATAGAGCGAGTTGATATCGACTGCACCGACCCATTCATGCATTCCTCTTTTGGGCGTAGCAACATAGGCACCTGCCGCTTGTTGTTCATCTTCATGTTCACTTCTCCTTTTTTTGTCTGGAACTACTAAACCTCGTTCGTGTGCCTCATTGAAAATTGCCATTTCAATCATAGCTACACTACCCATTACTGTTGGCAGTAATACTGTATTCTCATGCGCTAATTGATTAGCCAGTTCTAAGAATTTAAGTTTATTGTGAATTTTAACTAACAACATAGTATCCTGACGATTGTATTCAACAAATGTTTTGAAGTCTTTGTTATACAATTGGTCAAGAGTACCTTCGTATTGTGTCTTGTTTTCTCCTACTTCCATTTCACCAATAGCATCTAGTTTATAGCTATGGCGACTTTCGTAGTTGTACTTCTTGTAGAGTTGTAGATAGTCCATGTGAATGCGACCAACTAAATCATACGTTTGTTCTTCTTTACCAAAACGTTCGTATGCACGTGGTTTGGGAAGTTGTCCCAATAAACAAAACTTACGTGTATCGTCTTTACTCATCACACGTGTAACACGATTGACCATGTAAGGTATATCATAGCCTTCTGAATTCCAACCAGTCAACACATCAGCATCTTCAATCAACTGAAAAAATGTATCAAACATGTCTTTTTCGTTATTGAAAATAATAGTGTTTTCAAATTGACTTACAGTTTCTTGTGCAGTTTCACTACTCATGCTCTTTGGCGGAATAACTAATGTTACCAACAAGTCTTGCCAATCCAAATACATACTGATAGCAGTTACTGGATTAAATGGATCGCTTGTAGGACTAAAACCCTTTTCAGGATCAAAGTCTACTTCAATGTCAAAAAAACATGTGTGTAGTTTGGGCGCATCTACTTTAAGATAGTTTTCGCTTAGACAACGAAACACTACATTAACGTCACTTTCAAAGAGTGGTTTATTTGAATGAATGCGTTTTTCTTTTTCAAACTCTTGGCGTTTTCTAGTACTAAAACGTGATAAGGGATCTCCATAGATGCTACGGTATTTACCCTTGTTGTCGGGATAATAAAATACATAATTAGCAGGATACTCGTTGTAGTAACGTTTACCGTCACTACCACGTTCAACTACGAAAATTCTATCGTTATCCCTGCTATGTATCGCATCCACATAACTCAAAGTGTTTTACCCACTGTTTCTAAGATTGTGTTTAATTCTTCGTTGTCGGCGTTTGTCTGTGTAAGACTTGCCTTGTGTGCGATACGAATTGCTTTTTTAAGTACACTAGGTTTTACTTCTAGTTCTTCTGCAATTGCTTTTACTGTATCTGATAACCCTTCGTTGAGTGTTTCAACTTCTTGCATGACTGCCATGCCTTCGTTGATAAGTTGGGTTAGTTTAATCTTTTGGTCACCGCTAAACATTCTTGCTGCCATATAAACTCCTATAAAGAAGTACTTATTATACGACAGTTGTGCAACAAAGTCAAACTTTTTGCGAAATTAGGTTACCGTTATTGGAAAATTTCGTGATGTTCTCTACCAAATATCTTGATGTATTTACCGGCAAGCATGTCAGCCATAACTTCAATTGGGCTACCCGGGTAACTATCGTTTGGGCCAATCATGCCCAATTCGCCCTGACGGCAATGAACCATTTCATGAAATATTGTACGCATGATGTCTACCATGTTACGATTTTTTACGTATACCCAAATTTCATTACTACCTTGAACATGTGATCCAGTGTGATGATTGTCTTGGGCATCTTTGGTATCGTTACTAAAAATAATTTTGGGTATTGTGTTTAGATGTAATCTACCTGCTGTCCATTTAATAAACTTTTGCATTACGGGGTCATGATTTAAGTCATCATCTTCATCAAGTTTGTGTTTAATAAAACTATCAGGGGTATTATATTTCTTTTTAAAATAATCGTACAATTCTTTGGTACTTATACCATGTCTATTAGAAATTTTTCTTATCAATGTATCGATGGTATCATACTTGTGTTTTTGCAGAGATGGCAAGGTTTTTACCAAATCACTGGCTGCGGATTCATTGATAACTTGATGTATCTTCATATTACCCTAAGAATGAAACGATTTCCATTACGCCAAAAACCAATGCAGAACGTAATTGCATGTCTGCGGATTCGGCATCTAATTTTTCAGTATTGATTAAATCTAATAAGATTTCTTTTGCTTCGGCAGGTTGAATTTGACCTTGCTCTAGTGCTTGTCTTACTTGCAGTGCATATTGGGCACGTGCTGCCGCCCATTGTTGACCTGAACCTACTACTTGATTTAGTGCGTCTGACATTTAAAATCTCCCTTGAACGGCTTTTGCTATCATGTCTGCTTGTTGTACAAACAGTTTTTGTTTTATATCACAATATAAAGGACTTACGGGTCCTGCATTAACTCTATCTTTAAATTCACCGTATGTGGTAGTAAACGTAGTTGTTAGTTTTAATACATCTTTGGTGTTTTTAGTTTGACTGTATATAGTCAACCATTGCAATGGTATTTCAATAGACTCTAGTTGTGGCTGTAATGGTTTACTGCAATCAAGGCGTCTTGAATAAAGTTGTAAATCAGTTACTACTTTGCTTTGATTGTCGTCCCAAAAGCTAGGAATCATATCTTTTACTGATTGTACCGTGCTACATGCTGTTAAACAAGAAACAGCTAGGATTATAAGTAATTTTTTCATATCAGTATTTATCAAAAAATGCTCACTTTCGAGTACTTCGGGCACGACTCCTATCTCCTCGGGCCAGCAGCCGGCCACACCGCAACCCGAAGGTCCTAAGGTAGGTGTTCTTATATAAGTGCGATTGCCCACTTCTGAAACACTTTGCACAACTCACGTATTTTTTCATTGCGTGTTTCTTCAATATGATATTTTTTATGTTTATAGGCTTCTGTCTCATCTTCAGTGGGGTCAACATATCCACAATAAACTTTCCTAATATTGCTATGATTTATTAAATCTGTGCAACTATCGCCTTCACGTTTATCAGCCATTTTATTGT